CTATTATGAAAAGCAAAGTGTTGGCACTCCTAGTGATCCTAGGCAGTGCTTTTTCTATGAGTGCAATGGCAGAAGAGTCAGAGCACAATTACAAAGCAAAAGTCAACGACTGGGAATATACCTACAGGCATAGAGAAGGTCGTTGGCACGTAGAAGTAGGCAACAAGATAGGCCCAGTAGAAGTTATGTACCGCTATGCGGACCAGGCAACATCAATAGAAAATCGCATCAAGTTTACTTGGGCATTTGTAGAACTAGATGATTTAACAGTAGAAGGCAGGATGGAATTCAGAGGCTTTGATAACAAAGAGTCGCATTGGCGCTATCGTTTTATAACAGAATATACACCGCAGTTGTACAAGAATTTTTATTTGTATGTGAAGTGGCAACCACGTTGGGCATTCAAAGATGCAGGTACAAAATTTGATTCACGAGATCAATTGGGCATCACATATAAAAAGAACAACTGGAAGATTACACCGTTTGTAGAACGCAATGGCACAGAAGGTTATGGCTACAAACAAACCGTGTACGGAACACATTTTGAAATAAAATTGTAAATAGCAGTGACAAGCATCGTCGAGCTTGTCCCAACGTGAGCGACAGGGTAAAGCTGTCAAGCAGAGGAGAATAAAATGGACGCACTCACCTTATGGAGCCTTATGGGGTTCCTCTTTGCCGCATATGCGGTTATTGCCAATGATTCAGTACAGACTCTCGGTACTTGGATGGCATCAAACAATGAGAGATTCAGCTACACAACACTATGGGCAGCAGCAAGTTCAGTGCTACTTGCAACACTGTGGTATGGCTGGTATGTAAATGGTGGCGACATCAGTTACGGACGACTGAACAAGATACCGTGGGAAGAAGTACAATGGTATCACGCAGCAGCACCTGCAATCCTTGTTTTACTAACAAGACTAGGTGTACCTGTTTCAACATCCTTCCTAGTGCTAAGTGCTTTTGCAAGTACATTTGTGCTAGAAAAGATGCTGATGAAATCAATTATGGGTTATGGTATTGCTGCACTATTTGCTTATGGCGTTTGGTACGTTGTGAGTAGACACTTAGACGAAAGTGTACCTGTCAAAGAAGAACACAAGGCATATTGGCGTGTTGCACAATGGGTAGCAACAGGTGGACTATGGTGGACTTGGTTGAGTCACGATATGGCTAACATTGCTGTGTTCCTACCAAGACAGATACCTGTAGATCTAATGGTAATGATTAGTGTTATATTTGTTGTAGGCTTGTACATTATGTTTAGAGAACGTGGTGGTAAGATACAACAGATTGTACTAGAAAAACACAACACAAGATACGTAAGGTCGGCTACATTAATCGACCTTTTTTATTGGCTGTGTTTGTATTTCTTCAAAGAGCTAAACGATATTCCAATGTCAACAACTTGGGTGTTCGTTGGTATGCTTGCAGGTAGAGAACTTGCTATTGCATCGTTTATGAACAAGAAGAAGTACAGAAGTGTATTCCCGTTAGTGGCAAGAGACTTCCAAAAGATGATGATAGGCTTGGGCGCATCAGTTGCACTAGTCCTAGCAATACATTGGATAATTGTTCCTAACTCAATTGGGATTTAAGATCAAGGCAGCAACGACGAGCTGCCTTTTTTCTTGACTTTTATTTCAAACGATAGTATATTAAATACTGTGTAAACAAAGGACACCAATGCTAAACGTTTTTAATAAAAATAAATCTCCACATGTAGTGTTTATACACGGAGCCAACGCGACTAGTAAAAGTTTTAATTACATTAGACGCTATGCTGACATTCGAGATAATTATAGTTTTTTAAACTATAACAGTGCAGACGGTTTTGCACACAATCTTGCAGCGATGCGAGAAGATCTAAAAGATAAAAAAAACTTCTTTATTGTTGCACATAGTTTAGGTGGTGTGTATGCAACATACATACAAAATGAATTTAAGGTAACGGGTGTTGTAACTATTAGTACACCATTTCGCGGAAGTCGTACAGCAGACTGGGCAAGGATGTTTGTTCCAATGTATAGATTATTTCACGATGTAGGTCCAAAATCAACACCAATTGTTGAATCTTTAAAAATTAAAATAAACGTACCTTGGCTACAAATTGTTAGCACTACAGGAAATGTTCCTTGGCACTTTGCAAAGAATGACGGAGTTGTTACACTACGCAGCATGACACATAGAAATGATATGGATATTGAATATGTAGATTATAACCACTATGAAGTTTTAGTTTCAGAAGAGGTTGCTAAATTAGTTAAAGATAGGATTCAATCTGTATGAATATTACCATTGCAGGATATGGTCCAGTAGGACAAGCACACAACGCTCTACTACAAGAAGCGCACGAAATAGATATTGTTGATCCAGCTTATGCAGCTTGGAACTTCCCTATTGCAGAAGACACACAAGGTGTAATTGTTTGTGTACCAACGCCTTCGAGAGAAGATGGTTCTTGTGAAATGAAACATGTTTACGAAGCAATTGAAGCTTCACCCGATGTACCTATACTAATCAAGTCAACTATTAGTGTAGAAGGTTGGCAGATGCTTGTTGATACATTCCCAGAAAAAACTATTGCATTTTCTCCTGAGTTTCTACGTGCTGATAGCGCAGAACAAGACCTACGTTCTCAAGAACTTATTCTAATGGGAGGCAAAGGTTGTAACTTTTGGGCAAAGATATTTGATGTAAAAGTAGAAGTTTGCGATCCTGAAGCACTTATACTTGCCAAGTATGCCCGCAACAGTTTCCTTGCACTAAAGGTTGCATACTTTAATCAACTATATGATTTATGCAAAGCATTAAATGTTGACTACGGTGCAGTTGCACATTACACTGTCATAGACCCACGCATAGGCGATAGTCATAGTGTCGTAACTGAAGAACGTGGCTTTGGAGGACATTGCTTCCCTAAAGATGTAGAAGCAATTATAAAAACAGCTGATAAAAGTAATATTGACTTGTCTATAATAAAAAATGCTGTCAATTATAACAACACTATTAGAAACAAACAACACTAAATACACATATAGGGAATTTAGTGCTATGAGAAAAAGAACCAGAAGCATATTAGAAGAGCTCAATAGTGTCTACGGCAAACGTGATGACGACCGTTTCATTGAGTCTACTGCTAATAATATTATCGAAAGTTCTATTAACTTGTTAAGTAGAATACATGAAACATATGATTTGGAAACTGCTAGTGAACTAGAGCGACGATTTCTAAATAGTATTAAAAGTGGTGACCCTCGTAAATTCCGCAGAAGTATACAAAGAATAATCGAAGGTAAGCAAAATGACGATTCTTAAAGAAGGTGGAAACGTTTTTAAAACAGAGCAAGGCCCACTTACACAGCGTATTCCAACGAAGGCGGTGCATCCTACTATACAGTTTATTGAAAAGATTACAGGCCTTACATTTGATGAAGAAGATTGGCTAGGTACCACTGGTAAGAAAAATGACCCAGACGGATCGTTTGAAAAGAATAGTTCAGGTGACTTGGATCTAAATACTGATGCAAACAAAGTAACTAAAGAAGAGTTAATTGCAAAACTTACTGCTTGGTGCAAGAAGCAAGGTGTTCCAGAAGATGAAATAATGAACCAAGGTCGCAAGTTTACAGGCGGCTGGATACACAATGCTGGTGACCAAGTACACTTCCGTGCTCCTATACAAGGTGGTGACGGATATGTGCAAACAGACTTTATGTTCACAAACAATCCAAATCTACAGCGTGGAGCCAAACGTGGCGGCACAGCACAATACTCAGGTAAGGACAGAGCTATCTTACTATCAAGTATTGCAAGAGGCAGAGGCTATAAGTTTAGTCCTAAGTTTGGCGTAGTTGATCCAAACAATGGCGATGCAGTCGTTGCTGATAACTGGGATGAAATTGCAGTTATACTATTAGGCAAAGGCGCTACAGAAGCAGACACGCACACTGTTGAAAGTATGCTTGCAAAGATTAAAGGTGATCCTAACTATCAAGAACTAATTGCTCCTTGGAAAGAAGCAATGGAAAAAGAAGGTAAGTCAGTACCTGAAACACTTGCTGACCGCAATCACGATCGTGTAGTTGAACTAATGAAGGCACTAACTAGATGAGATTTACAGA